TAGGCTGCCCAGTATTTGGATCAACTACAGGTTCGCCAGTATTAGGATCAATTGCACCAGCTTGTGGCTTACGCAACTTCTGACCCTGAGACATATAAACGTTTTCACGTTGAGCATGACGAGAATCCAACATGATTTCGTCATAAAGCTTGTTTGTCTCCGACATCTGTAGGTACCGCAAACCCTGTTCAGGAGCAAGAGCACCCATTTTCATGAGTTCAGTAATAAATGCCTGTCTTGCAGCCAATGACTTAGGAGCCATCGAGTTTGTTTCAACTCGGAAGTCCATAAGTGGATTAAGGTCTTGCTTCTTGAATTCCCTAACTTCTAAATACTGATTACGACTTGTCATTCTGACGATACGTTCCTCCGGCCACCAATCATGTACGTTCGCCAAAACTTGAACCCCAGTTTCTTGAACGGCGTTTTCCAATGATTGGACCGTATGGTACAGAATTGTATCATTTTCTTCTGACAAGTATGCGATTGCGGATGCGGCTTCAATACCAGGAGGGATTCTACCCTTGGCGACTTCAAACTGTGAAGAAATGTCATCCATATCCTGTAGGGATAGGTTCAATTCCTCCGAAAGAACAGGATGCATGTCTGGTTGTGCAATTGGTTGTGGAGGATCGAATCCCATATTGACAGGAAGTGTAAGCCCAGGTTCATCTCTCCACTTACGAAGATCAAATGCCCCAGGATTGTACCAATACTGAGGTTTCGCAGCCTTATTCCTCAACTCTAGAATGTTAGACCTTGTACGGTTGTATTCCTTCTGAGTAGAAATAAGGTGCTTGATAACCGAGTCGTTATAGAACCCGCCTGACATAATATGATCGATCTTTGCCCATGGAAATCTTCCATGTCTGAATGCAAAGGTGTGTTCATAACCACCTACACCCCGAACATCTACATTCTGCGGTGTATTTTCGGGAGTTACAGGATCAGGCCTATTTCCAATTTCCGGCACACCACGTTGCGCCATACCTACAGGTTCGGGATTAGTTGGTTCTACTGCTCCGTCGAAAGAAAGTTCTAACTGTTCTGATTCGGGGGGAATACTGAACATTTCCCCTTCTTCTTCCTTATTCTCGTATACATACAGCATGGTGTTCTCACCGTAGATGAATGTAGCCCCGTTTTGGAAGTCCTTACACGGTTTGACATAGACCTCCTTGATGTAGCATTGGTACTGTTCTGCTTCTTTGGCATTCTTAACCCCAATGCTAGCAAGAAAACGTGATTCTGCGATGAATGTAGATGCTGTTCCAGGCGGAAGATCAATATGGAACCAATTATATACATCCTCTGGATTAATAGTACGAGCATGTATAACGTATGGCTGTTGCTGTATATCAGAAGCCTGTAGGTTCGGTACAAAGATATGAAATGGAGTGTCGGCCTCGAAGTCAATCTTTCCAGGTTCTCCGTCTACATCTAGTTGCTTTTCATCATACCAATTCTTAAGGAAGGAAGTACCGCAAACTAGCGCCCAGAATGTAGCTTCTGTACGTTTACGGTTGAAATACCGAGTTCGCATAATATAGTCAGCTATAGCATCACCAGCCATTGCTGCTAATCTATCCGACTCATCAGTTGAACTCGGCATACAGAAGAACTGAGGCTCTTCTTTACTGAGCTTTGTAAGCTCAGTTCTGAGAATCCTTAAGATGCGGTTCGCTACATGGCGAACTCTCCATTTATCCGCAGGAATATTCTCCGACAGGGAGAAAGTTCCATTTGGATTGCGACTAGTGGTAATCCATTGCCTTCCCGATAGGAAGGCTAAATTCTCGTGCCACTGTCTCTCGAAATTGAGGCGTGCTTGTTGGCAGGACTTTAGCTTCTCGTCCCATTTTTGGATTAGGTTTGAGTCCGCAGACCCACTAACAAGCAACGCCATGAGTTAGTCCGGAAGCTTATCTGACGGAGTCAAATGCTTCTTGGCAAGTTTGTTTCGGAAATCAGCACTAGCTTCTCGCTTTTGTGTTTCCTTCTCATCCTTGTCACGCTCAGCCTGCTTCGTTGCATCTTCTCGAAGGGCTTCCTTATCTTCGACCAACGTTTGACGGTTGGCGAAAGTATCCTTCGGATTTCGTGCATGCGCAAAGACTTCTTCCGGAATATCTACAGCAAATCCTGCATCGGGCCTTTCCAATGTGGGACGAACAGGATTAAGAATGTCCGCAGGATCACGTCCGTACAGGGCGCAAGCTTGGACAAGCTCATCTTCTGTAATCTGTCCACGCAGGAATTCCGACACAGCATCTTCAGCTGTTCTAATTGGCGGTTGACCAAACTGGAAACGCTTATCGTCTAGGATAGACTTTCCATTTGCTCTAGGCGCACTTCTACGAGTAGTAGTACGCTTTGCTGCACTCTTGACAACCGGTGCTCGGGTTTCATTTTCAGCCATCTGGTGATTCCTCCAAATCTGACCAAGTTATCGGATCGTACCCGGAATTCGGGTAATTACTTTCCTCCTCCTGACTCTCCGAAGAAGTTTCGGAAGTTTCGGAGATCGGATTCTTGTCCATCATTCTCTGTTGGTTCAGTTGGGATATCACTTGCTGTAGCGTCTGGATTGTCAGGTTCTGTTGTTGGATTGTGTTTGTCAAACTTAAGATCACTTCCATTGCTTGGTGCAACTGCATCTGCAACGATGGTGATTGATCCAAGTTCTGTTCGCTGTAAAGTGTCTCCATAAATTGGTTCCTCTAGTTTCTCAACTAATCCCACCGTAAGTGGATTTGAGTTATTGAATGTGGGTGCTACGTACTGATCATTATTCTCTGTGTAGCGCATAAACTCTTGAACAGCCTTGCTCACAGAAATAGAAGTAGACTTCCAGCATTCATCACATAGGATGATCTGGCCATCGAACCGTGGATCAAATACTTCTAAAGCAATATCTAGAAGTACATACCACTGGCGGTCGTAGTTAACACCACAAATAACACACTTGTATGGATAGAAATCAGGCCTTTCAACTACTCTTATCATTACCATTCCGTTCCTAGTACTTCATCATACACCTTATGCCCGGGATTTTCTGGATTAGAAAATACTAGTTCGTAATCGAATTCAATGGGTCCTGCAACTGGTGCGTTGATGATGTTACCTACAGAAGTCTCCCCAATCGTATCAATCGCTGGACGAGACATCACTCCATATCGAAGTGCATCCATACAGTGATCATTCTTCTTTAGTGGGACTTCTTTCTTATTTTTTCTTGCAGCCAAACGTGAAGAAGCGTAGCGGTCCCATCGGTAATTTCTAAGTTCTTTGAGGGTTTCGACACATCTTTCCGAGATATAGAGATACCCTTCTGAGAATCTATTTTGAGTTCGTGTGATTCCTGCGTTGACATCATTATGCCCTAGGGCGATCATAACTTGGTGTTCAGCGTATTCAGTTTGTACCGACGTACCAGTTACCGCATTGCGGTTCTGAATGTTCGGATCACCAACGCAGTATATAGGGTATATCCCTAATGCTTCAAGTCTCTGATTATATCTCCGGGCATTGTCCTTAACGAGCCTCTTTTCCCGCCCAGAAATGTACAACTCATCGTATACAATAATTCGCCCCATCGAATCAAAGCAACAAAAAAGAAACACAGTAGGATTGTGAAGACCATGGTCCATGCAAACAAAATGGCTCCAGCCTGCTGTAAACGCTTTGAAATCAGCGCCAAGTATGTCTGGAACAATGTTGCCTCCTTCTCTGTATGAAACAATCTTGCACGCTTCCCCATAGATTAACCCCGTATGAGTGATGAATGTACCTTTAGTACGAGTATCCTTCTGCTCATCACTCATCTTTCTCGTAAGACGGTTTAGAACATCAATTTGGATATATGGATTTTCCTCTGTGTCTACTTCCAACACGTATACAGATTCGTCCCCTCTTAGCCAAGGGTCGTACAGCTTGTCTTTTACCCAACTTAGTTCGATAAGGGGAGTCATAGCGATCCAGTAGTCTCCATCGGTATCTACTAGGCGCATCATGCATTCGTCATATATATCCTCGGGAGGTTCCTCGTCAAAGTGTACAAAGTGTCTAGAAGTACCTGCAAATTTCTCTACCTCTTGTTCATATGACATCAATTCAATGAATGAACCATTAACTAACGTCAACGTTCGAGACTGTTTGTCATATGAATCATCCCAGGAGCCATTTCTCAACATAGAAAGGGGCGTCCACTTTTGGAGTTCTGGAATCACCATCTTCTTTACGCCCTCCTCAAAATCTACAGCCACAATGCGGCCATAAACAGGAGGAGACGGTAAGTCTGTTCTATATGGGTGCCGCCCACATGCTCTCATTACATCTTCGGCAATTGCACCAGTAGTCTTACCGGAACGGTTGCCTCCAATATAGAGTTTCTCTTTGGCAATACTGCGATGGAACTTTTCCTGAGAGGCATGCGGCCTATATGCATCAATCCCAGGATTACTTACCGCCCCACGTAGTAGCTTTTCAGTAAGAGAGGGGATATCAAGGATTTCAGATGAGCTTTTGGGCAAAGTCATACTCTCCCGTTAGCTGCAATTCCATATCGTATTGCATCTCTAGAACTGCTTTGCGTAGAAACGGTCCAAAGACCCCATCGTTTCTAGCCTCGTAATATCCCTGCTGTGCCATGTATTCGATCAAGTCAAACACATAAGGGGCAGCATCCCCAAGTTTGAGAAAAGCATCCGGCGGTATATTATCCTTATGTCCTGAATGCCACCATTCCTTGAATTCTTTTTGATTCTGCTTAAGAAGGTCTGTAGGTTCCTCATTTTGGCCACACAGAATTAAACACCTACAGTAGGGACTTCTTGGAGACTTAGTGACACAACCTCTTAATACAAAAACACCTTCTACGTTCTGAGCAACTGCATAATTGTAAGGGATGTCCGAGAATTCCTTGGTAGCTCTAAGGACCGTACCAAGTTCTTCGTGCGGAGACGAATTTAGATAGTAGGCATCTAGATGTGGATGTACGAATTCTATGGTTGCGGGATCAGAAGAACCTACAGGGTAGAAGTACGGCAGACCGAAGAAATCATCCGCATGAACATTAGTTCTGGGAAGATGGGCGGTCCATTCAGACCTAGGATGAATTAGCATCTATTGCTCCCATGATATTTGCTTTCTGGAACTCAGTAGCAACCATGCTCAATTGTTCCGGAGAGACGATTTTGGCTAGAATCTCCATGACTACATGCAGCACATGGACTAATTCCTGGTTACTTTGCTGTGGTCTGTAGATCGCTCGTAGTTCATTATAGTACTTGATCGCCTGTAAATCTCCATTAGCGATGAGTGTGCGCAAACTTACTTTGGTTTCCATTTGAGTGGGCAGGTCAAAAGCATCTTCTACTAGTTTCCTGTAGTATTCCATGTGCTGTTTCTTCTTAAGCATTGCTTGCCATTGCCGAGTCGTAAGACCAGCCTTCTTGAGTTTGCCTGCAATGCTCTGTTTATCTTGTGCATCTAGAATCAATGTGACTGCGAGTACGAAATTGGGTTCTAGGTACTCTAAAGGTGTCTCGTA